GTCCCATCCGCTCGTATAATTCAACACTGTTTGCATAAGAATTCTCTACAGCATCATCCCCTGCAGCCATGACACCATGTCTGTCGAGAGGGATACCATTTACATAAGCTATACAAAAGGATTGAAATACTCGATTTTTGGAATTCGTTGAGGAAGTATCTTGTTTACCACTGTCTTGGGCACCTTTTACTCGGTCACAGATGTATCCATCTGAAGTTACATATAAGGCTACCAACCCTGCTTTTTGAAAGTTCCAATACAACTTGTCTATCAAGTCGTTTCTTCCATCCATTTGAAGCAGGCGGAATTCAGTCGCCACATCTAACAAGTTTTTACCAACTGTATAATCCCAGTTAGTCATATCACTGTCTGCTGTAGGACCATTTAATCTCATGGCATTATGATAATTGATAATATCTTGAAATCCAGAATCAGTAAAATTTATTCCAGGTTTACTAGGAATACTTCTCCACTGGCGAATTTCAGCCTTATCTGCATTATAATACAGATAAATTGCTACCAATTTGTCAATAAGAGAAGGAGATTTTATCAATCTAGGGACTTCTTCTTTTATTTTCCTCTCAGAATGTAATTCCTCTTTTATAAATACTCTTATAAAATCAACACAACCAAGTTCATAAAGTTTCTTACCGTCCATATTGTCATCTATATCTGTATGAATTAAATTATATATACGTAACATGGCAAGAAGTATTATTTCAACTGGATCTGTGTCAATCCAATGTGATATATTGGACCACTTACAAGAATACGGATAACCTACTCCAGACTGACCATTAAGAGAACCATCTCTTAACATAGCCCTAAGTTCTATAGCTATCACATCCCAGTGCGGTTTATTTTTCCAAAACCCATTTGGAGCATTATAACGAGGATAAAGGTTAGACATATGTTGTAATATTGCCTGTTTACCTTTTTCATCAACAATGAGTGGTTTAAAGTGGGTTTTCAAAGACATTCTCTGATTGGACTTAAACTCGGCATATCCACCTTTTGGTGGAACATGTTTTTCCTTTAGTTCTGGATACCAATCTGAGGCAACTTGGAAGACACATTTGCATTTTCCTGGTTCTCTTTGTTCACACTCTTCTGCACATCTTGTTGTTTTGATAACCT